TGTCGACGATCTGGGAGGGCACGGCCGGCGAAAGCTACGGCAGCGTGTGCCCCGGCATGATCGGCCTCGGTGCCGCTCGCGCACTGCAGGCTGCCGAGCGCGACATCGCCAGGGCGAACCAGAAGGCGTACAACCCGCCGCTGCAGGCGCCGGCCTCAATGGCACGCAGCGGAGTCAGCGTGCTACCTGGCGCGGTCAACTACCTGCCGGGCAACGAGGTCGCAGGCGTTGGCATCCGTTCGCTCTACGAGTTCAAGCCAGACACTCGGGGGCTTCGCGAGAACATCGCTTCCTTCGAGCGCGACGTCAACCGAGCCCTGCTCGTCGACTTCTTCCTCATGCTGACCGGCGATGCTCGCGCGAAGCCCCCCACGGCCGAGGAAGTGCGAGCGCGCTACGAGGAAAAGGTGCTGGTGCTGGGGCCGACGTTGGAAATGCAGAACGGCCGGCTGCTGAACCCGCTGGTCGACCGCAGCTTCGACGGGCTGGTGCGCCGGTCGCGCCCGTTCTGGGAAGGGCGTCTGGACGGCGAGCCGGAGATCCCGCCGCCACCGAAGGAACTGCAGGACGTCAAGCTCGACGTCGATTTCATCTCCGTGCTGCAGCAGGCCCAGCGCGCGTCGAGCCTTGGCAACATCGAGCGCTACGCATCCACCGCGATCAACCTGTCCACGGCCGACCCGGACGTGCTCGACAAGGTGGACTTCGACCAGGTAATGGACGAGATCGGCACCGGCCTGTCCGTGCCCGCCGGCGTGGGCCGCAGCGACGAGGACGTGGCGGCCCGCCGCGCCGCGAAGGCGAAGCAGCAGCAAGCCGCTCAGCTGGCGCAGATGGCGCCGGCGCTCAAGGACACGGCCAGCGCCGTAGCTGACGTTGCCGGCACCCAGCCGGCGCCGGGCAACCTGCTCAGCGCCATGGCCGGGGCCGCGCCGTGAGCCGTGAAGTCGAAAAGGCGCGCAAGCGCGCTCGAGATCTCTTCGAGAACGCAGCCCGCTACGTCCTGGCCGACCCGCGCGGCCGGCATTTCCTGTGGTGCGTGCTCGGCAAGACCGGCATGAACGCCAATTTGATGGGCAACAACGCCGGCCAGTCTTCGTGGCTGATCGGCCGCCGGGACGTCGGACTCGATATCGAACGCGACCTGACGGACGACCTCGACTTCCTGGCTGAGTGGCGGCTGATGGAGGACGAGGCGCGCGCGCTGATTCGCCGCGAAGCCGCACCAGTTCCGCCGCCCGATCCGGGCAACGACGAATACTGAATTCACCCACCGAGCCCCGCATCCGCGGGGCTTTTCATTGGAGCAAGACCATGACGCACTCCGTCGAAAACGCCACGGATACCACCACGGCGACGACCGAAGGCACGACCGCGGCCACCACGACCGCAGGAACGGAAGCCGACACCACCGCCACGACGGCGACCACGGAAGGCACCACAACTACCGCAACCACCGACGCCACGGCGAAGGAAGGCGAGGGCGGCGACAAGACCGAGGCGGACAAAACCGCCGAGGACAAGTCGAAGTCCGGCGCACCGCAAACCTACGAGCCGTTCGCCATGCCCGAGGGCGTGGAGTTGGACCAGGCCGCACTTGAACGCGCAGTTCCGCTCCTCAAGGAGCTGGATCTGCCGCAGGAAAAGGCGCAGAAGCTGGCCACTCACTTCGCAACCGAGCTGCAGCAGGGCGTCGAAGCCGGCGTGAAAGCGACGGTCGAGTCGCCCGAGTTCGTACAGGGGATCCAACAGTCACTCGACAATCAGCGCGACGAGGAATGGATCGCGGCCGTGAAGGCCAATCCAATGATCGGTGGCGCAAAGCTCGACGAGACCAAGGCGCTCGCGCTGAGGGGCGTCGACGAGATCAGCAAGGCGGTGAAGAAGTTCAGCGGCTGCGATCTGAAGGAGGCGCTCGTCGAAACGCGCCATGGCAACCATCCCGCATACATCGGTCTCTTCGCGTATCTCGGCTCCCTGGTGAAGGAAGACGGCGGCGGCCTGCCCGCTGCTGCTGGCGGCGCTGCCAAGACGCTCGCGAATCGCATTTACGACACCTGAAAAAACAACCCATCCCGGCCGCAATTCGCGGCCTTCAATTTCTGGAGAAGTGACACATGAGCACCCTTACCGTTCCGTCCGGCGCAGTCACCCTGCTCGACTGGGCCAAGAGCATCGATCCGGATGGCAAGACCGCCGCCGTCGTCGAGCTGCTGAACCAGAGCAACGAACTGCTGCTCGACATGCCTTTCTACGAAGGCAACCTGCCGACTGGTCACCGCGCCTCCATTCGCACCGGCCTGCCGACCGCGATCTGGCGCAAGCTGTACCAGGGCGTTCCGGCCAGCAAGTCGCTGCGCGCCACTATCGAAGACGCGTGCGGCATGCTGGAAACGCGTTCCGAGGTCGACAAGGACCTGTGCGAACTCAACGGCAACACCTCCGAGTTCCGCCTCAGCGAAGCGCAGGCGTTCCTCGAGGCGATGAACCAGACGATGGCCGATTCGGTCGTCTACGGCGACTCCTCGATCAACCCGGAGCGCTTCAACGGCCTGTCGATTCGCTACAACTCGATTACCCCTGCCACCAACCTGACGGCGAACAACGTCATCAGCGCCGGCGGCTCGGGCAACTGCACCTCGATGTGGCTGGTGGTGTGGGGCAAGAACACGATTCACGGCATCTTCCCGAAGGGCTCGGAAGTCGGCCTGCAGCACGAAGACCTCGGCCTGATCGACGCCTTCGACGCGAGCAACAACCGCTATCGCGCCTACGCCGATCGCTGGCAGTGGAAGTGCGGCCTGCACGTGAAGGACTGGCGCTATGTGGTCCGCATCGCGAACATATCGATGACCGATTTGCTCGCGCAGTCGGGCACGCAGGCCAACACCGCAGCCACCTGGCTGCCGAAGCTGATGGCCAAGGCCTGCGCACGTGTCCCGTTCCCGGGCATGGGCAAGCCGGTGTTCTACGCCTCGCGCACCGTGAAGGAAATGCTCGGCGTCGGCGCGCTGGACAAGTCGCAGCAGGTGCTGTCGATCCAGGACGCGCTGCAGCAGTACGGCGACGTCTCTCCCGGTCACGTGGCGCAGGGCGGCCTGAAGTTCCTCGGCACGCCGATCCGCACCGTCGATCGGATCCTCGAAACCGAAACGGCGCTGACCTAAGCCGCCCCTACCAGAAGGAAATCGAAACATGTACGTCGACAAGCAGACCGAGTTCTCCGACGCGCAGGCGGTCACCGCGAGCGCCATCTCGTCCAACGTCCTGGACCTGTTCTCCGTCAAGGCCGGTGGCGCCGCGGCGGCTGACATCTCTCCCAACACCCGCATCGATATCGGCGAGGGCACTGGCGACCTGTGGCTGGTCGTTTCGACCCAGACCAGCATCACCGACGCCGGCTCCGACGCGACCCTCGTGGTCACGCTGGAATCGGCCGACGATGCGGCGCTGACCACCAACGCGATCGTGCATGCCTCCACCGGCACCCTCGCGTTCGCCACCTACGCCACCGCCGGCACGACCATCCTGGCGACCCGCCTGCCCCCGGGTCTGTACCGCCGCTACCTGGGCCTGCGTTACACCGTCGCCTCCGGTCCGTTCACCGGCGGCGCGATCGATGCGTACCTGACGCCGACTCTGCAGCTCAACCGGCCCTACAAGTCCGGCTTCACCGTCCAGTAAGGAGAACTGACCATGCCACGAGTTATCGCAATCCAGCGCGGCCACGACGGCGCCGTCGTCCGAGAACCAGGGGAGGCGTTCGAAGTCTCCGAAGCTCGGCTGAAAGACGGCTCCACCTGGTTCGTCCCGGAGGACAAGGTGCCCGAGCCCGCGCCGGCGGAGGCGAATCCCCGTCCCCCGGGCGCGGGTCCGCTGCGCGGCAGCCAGGCGGTGGCTGAAGACAACGGCCAGGGCAACGGCCAGGGCAACGCCAGCTGACATTTGCAACCGTTGCAGTAAGCGGGGCGGCCTTCGGGTCGCCCCGTTTTTTTTGGAGCTCCCGGATGAACAACATCGACTGCGCCAACCTCGCGGCTTCGCGCGTTGGCTTTGGCGCACAGCACCGGATCACGAATCTGGAGGCCGACAACTCGGAACTGGCCGAGTGCGTGCTCCGCGTGTTCCAGCCGTCGCTGTTCGCGGTCCTGTCAGAATTCTCGTGGCCCTTCGCGCGCACCGCGCGGGCCCTGGCCGAAAGCAGCGCCGAAGTTCCACCGGGCTGGGAATACGCCTACACCATGCCGGCCAACGCGCTGAGCGTGCGTTACGTCGCCGACGACGGCTTCGTCCCGGACTGGCTCGCCCTGAGCGAGCACGTGCCGCGCTGGGAAGTGATGGCGCATCCCACCATCGACGGCCAGATCATCGTCACCGACGTGCCGGACGCCTACGTCTGGTTCACCAAGCAAATCACCGAAGTGGCATTCACCACCGAGCCCTTCGCCCAGGCCGTGGCCTGGCGCGTCGCGGCCGAGCTCGGCGTGGGCCTGCGCGCTGACGCGCGCCTGGTCCAGAAGGCCGAGCAGAACTACATCGGCGCCATCGATATCGCGGTGGCGCACGCCATGAACCAGCGCGGCGGCCAGCTGCAGCCAGAGGCGGCTTCCGTCCTCGCGCGCGGCGGTGGCTTCGTCCCCGATCCCGGTCAGCTGCGGAGCTCGAGCTGATGGGTCAGAAGCTGATCCAGCCCTCGTTCGCTGGTGGCGAGCTCGACCCGGGACTGTGGGGCCGCGTCGACCTGGCCCGCTATGGCATCTGCGTGCGCACCGGGCGCAACTTCATCGTCAAGCCCGCCGGCGGCGCCGTGTCGCGCCGCGGCTTCCAGTTCGTCGGCGAAGTCGACGACTCGAGCAAGCGCGTGCGCCTGCTGCCCTTCGAAGTGAGCGCCGACATCGCCTACGTGGCGGTGCTGGAAGAGGGGAAGTGCCAGTTCATCTACCGCGGCGCCTACGTCGTCGACGGATCGAACAATCGCGTGGAGATCGCCACGCCCTACCTGGAAGCGGATCTTCCGCTGGTGCACATCACCCAGTCGGCCGACACCATGTTCCTCGTCCATCCCGATTACCCGCCCAGGCGTATCGCCCGCGTGTCCGCAACTGAGTTCGAGACCGACGAGGTCGAGTTTCGTGAGGGCCCGTTCCGCGCGATCAACTCCGACGAGGCGCGGCAAATGTGGGCCAGCAGCGCCACCGGCACGACCACGCTGGCTACCAATTTCGACCTGTTCACCGCTGACATGGTCGGCACCCTGGTGTACCTCGAGCAGAAGGCGCTCGGCACCATCAAGCCGTGGGTGCAGGGCGAGCGCACGCCGAACCTGGCGCTGGGCGTGCAGCGCCGCAGCGACGGCAAGGTCTACCAGCTGTCGGCGCTGCCCAGTGGCGGATCCAGCTGGCAGGAGACCGGCAACGTACGCCCGACGCACGAGGTCGGCCGCGAATGGGACGGTCCGGGCGATGAGCGCGACTCGGCCGGCACCTACTTCTGGACCGTGGGCGTGGAGTGGGAATACCTGCACTCCGGCTATGGCATCGCGCAAATCACCGCCTTCAACAACGCGCGCTCGGTGACAGCCGTGGTGAAGCGCACCCTGCCCGAAGGTGTGGTCGGCGGCTTGGGCGGTCCGCTCAACACCTGGAACGACGTCGGCGACGGTGTCACCACCGCATTCGCGATCGCCGGCGCCACGCAGGCCTCGCAGTCGAATTACACGGTGACTCTCGCCGGCGTGCCGACCGAGTCGGACCCGAACTATCCTGGCGGCGGCGGGGGCGGCACCGGCGGCGGCCCGCGCTGCGTGCATGTTGATTCGCGCCTGCCCGGTGGCGTGCGCGCCGGCGACGTGAAGCCCGGCGAGATCTTGGTACTCGTGGATCCGACCACGCTGGTGGAGCGCACCGGCCGGGTGACCTTCAGTGAGCCGAGCGAAGCGCTGCTGTGGCGCGTGCTGACTGAATGCGGTGCCTCCCTGGTGTGCTCGGAGACCGCGCCTATCCCCACCGCCGGCGGCCGCCACCTCACTCCCGAGTACCTGTTCGGGGAGCGCGTTCCGGTGCGCCGCGGCGGCGTGGCGCGCTGGGATGCCGTTGTGGACGTGCAGCGGCTTGGCCG